GCTCGGCAGTCCAAGTGTCGAGCTGTAGTCCCTTGCTGACTGCCGTCGCCAGTGCCTCCTGGTTCGCCGGAACCGGAACCACGGATAGCTCCGTCAGCGACCACCGGCGGATGATCTGCTTGACGCCTGGGAACTTCGACAGTTCCTTCTTCGTCGGAGGCCCGAAGTCGCCTGGAGCGGACGTGAAGCGAACGGAAAAGGCTTTCAACACCTGCTGCTTGAAGAGGGCGAAAATGGTATCGGGCACCCATTCGGCCTGCGGCGGATGTGAATCAGGACGCTCGGCAAACTCCACCGTGGCGGAGATCGAGTCCGTGCCCTTGCTGAGGCTGATGACCTTGCCGATCGGAAGCTGCTTCAGGTCATGCCCGAACAAAACGACCGGGTTTCTGTAGAAGTGCGAGGCATCCATGCCGGACGGGAGCAGAACGTCCCCGTCCCGATCGACGGCCGTCGTCGAGATGATGCCGGAGACTCGCCGGCCGCTCGAGTCGCCCGCCTTCGTGGCGCATATCTTCGCGGTCTTCATGAGTCAGGCTCCTCCGGGAGTTCGATCTCGTCAGCCAGCACGGCGCGGAGCGAACACCGGCAGTTGGGATGTACGGGCGGCCCGTGCAGGTCCACGTAGTCGATGACCGCGGTGCGCTCCACCGTCTCCCCGCTGGCAAGCTGCACCTCGTATGGAATGGCGTCTCCCTGCTTGAAGAAGGCATCATCGAGTCCGAGGGTGGCGGATGCCTTGATGCTCGACCGGCTGTTCGCCACCATGGCGCGTCCGGTGCCGAACTTCTTGCCGACCGCGACGCAGATCGGGCAGGGGTCCGGCGATACGACCCACTGTTTGCCGACGACCACGCCAGACTGTTTCCATCCCTCGATCAGTCCCGATGTCGCCGCGAACTGCGTTTCTGTCTTGACAAGCCGAAGCGCCTGCCACTCGTTCTCGGTCTGGAACTTCCGCGTGACGCGCTCGACGAGTTCCGGCGTGGTCTCGTTCGCCTTCAGGCCCTCCAGGATCTCTCCGGAGATGTCCCCGACGTACCGCTTCGCCACGTTTCGGCCGGCGGTCCACGACTGGTCCCTGATGGCGTCCTGCAGCCTGGACGTCTCGAGCGTGAACGAGCGACTGATGTTGAGATCCTTGAGCGCGGCGGCGCCGGCCTCTTTGGCTGCAGCGGCCAGTTCAGGCCGCAGACTCATCGTCACCCGCAAAGCGAACTCGTCTGCCTCCTCCGGCGTCACCACGAACTCGAACGGAAGCCGTCCCCAGCGGCCGAACCGCTTCATTCGACTGACGATGGTCGATGCGTAGTCGTCCAGTGCGGACTTGACTGCAGCCACCGCCTTCGGCGCCACGGTGCCGGCCTCGCTCGCAATGGGCTCGTGGAGTCGCTTGGAGCAGCAGTGGACGTCCGACACGCTGACATCGTGGAACGCCTTGTCCTTTTTGGCCGGCGATGGCGGCTCCTCTGCGGCCGGTTTCTCCGGTTGGGCCTCGCCAGCCGGCGCCGGCATCGGTGCGGGTGCGGGCGGCTCCGGCGGAGTGATGAGGTCTGAGAGCTTCTTCAGGCCATCAGCGACCAGGTACTCGTCACCATCCGGCCCGATCGGCTCGTCACCATCCTCGGCACGGACCTCGTTGATCGACCAGCCCGACGCCAGCTTCGACTTTCGCTCCTCGATGCGGACCATCTGGTCCTCCTTCACCGGGGAATCGTGCATGATGAAGAGGCCGGGGCCGTACCTGGAAACGAGTTGCTCGTTGATCGTGTCCTCGAACCGCTGCACCATCGGCCAGATGGTGTATTTCAAGAAGGCATTGTCCGATTCCCTGGCGTTCGCACGGTTCACGTCGTCTGAGGTCAGCAGGGACTTGGGCGTGCCGAGTGCCGACGCGATCATGTCGCGGACCTGATCTGCGCCGCCCTGGAACTCCAGGTCCCTGGGACTATCAGACAGGCGGTGCAACTCGCCCTCGCCTTCCATAATGGCGATGTTTTCCTGCCGCCGGAACAGCTTGCCGAAGAGGCGGCGCCAGTCCTTTCGGAACGCCCGCTTCTGCTCGGTCCTCATGTTCGCGTTTTGGAGCACCCAATCCGGCGAGCCGCCACGCTGGAACAGGTCGTGCCGGAATGCCTCGATCATGTCCGAGGCATCGACGGTCTTCAGCCACGCCTCGACCGGCCCGAGGCCACCCCACGGGTCCTGCGGATCGTAAAGCCTAAACCACAGCACCTCGTCAGGGGAGTACCGCTGCTCATCGCGGCCGTCACCGTAGAGGAAGGCGCCCACGAAGTCGGACTGATCCGGCAGCACCTTCGTGATATGCGGCAGCATCCGCCACAGTTCCGACGGCGTCGGCGTGCCGAGCATGTGGACGAACGACCGCCCCCACAGGTGCAGGTCGTAGTAGACGCCGAATCGCCAGGCATATCCGTCCGACCATGCGTTGATGTCCTGGAGAAGTTCGAGCACGGGGTGCGTGTCAATGACGGCCAGGTCGTCGACACGCCCGCGAATGGCCGCCTTCACGCTGCTCGATGGCTGGATATCACCCCGGCCAGAGGCAAACGCCTTCGTCATACTCGAGGCAGGACGCCCGAGGCCGAGTTGCTTCGCCGTCGACGCACTCGTTCGGCTGCTCATGAGCTGAAACGGGATCGAGGCTGCGGTGTCGCTGTTGATCGTGGCGCACCGATGCACCCAGCCCTTTGCTCGCATGAGGAGCTGGCGCGTGTCGGCGCGGCCCTGGGTGAGTTGCCCCGGGCGTGGCTGCTGGCGTCCGAGAATGGCCGTATAGAGTGTCGGATCCGCCATTGCTAGTAGACGTCCCACAGTTCATCGCGGTCGACGGCATCGACCAGCCATGGCCGATCTGCTTCGTCAAGGCTTCCATCGAGATCCAGCCGCACCGCGGCCGGCGCCCTCTGCCGGCACATGACCGCCAGGGCCAGGGCATCCACGCAGTCGTCGTGGCAGCCCTCCGGCGCCGTGTACCGCACGCGGCCGCTCGGCGTGTATTCGTAGATGAACGACTCGAGCTCCGTCACCATCACGCCGGCTGGGAACCGCACCTCGCCGCTCTGGATCGCAACGGCGAGGCCCTCCATGAGTGCCTGCTTGCTCTGCTGGCTGAACTTGTAGCCCTCGAGGTACTGGCAATGCCGAGCGAGCTCCTCGACGATCGGATCACCGACGCCGGTCGCGTCGATCAGGGCCGGCGTCTGGCCGACCATGGCGCGAACGGAGCGCATGATGTTCCGCCAGTCCGACTGCCACCGCTGGAAAGCGGCGACGTGCCCCGCGGCATTCAGGCCGACGGCTACGGTCCAGTCGTAGGACTTTGCCAGGTCCACTCCCCAGTATTCCACAGGTCCATCGGCACAGGCAGAGTCGGTCGCAGCCCTGATGAAATCCCCCCCGAACGGGTTGGCGGCGTCGGCGAGGAACTCGGCGAGGTACTCCTGGCTGAAGGCGTCGGCGGGCAACTCCTGGCGTGCGGCCTCGATCTCCTCCGGGTCGATCGTCGGGTTCGTTCCAGTGGGCATCGTCCAGGCTCGCCATCCTGGCTCTCCCTGCTCGGCCTTGATGTAGAGCCGCCAGAAGTAGTTGCGCCCGTGCGGCGTGCTCAGAAACCACGCGGTGCCACGCAGGTCGGTAAGCGTCGGGCGCACCGCCTGCGTCCAGTCCTGCTCGAGCGTGCCGGCCATCGCCGCCTCATCCAGCACGGCCAGGGCATACTTGCGGCCACGGCCGGCGACGGACTGGTCTTTCGTCTGCTGCTTCAGCGTCCAGAAGTCGATCAGGCCGCCGGTGACGAGGCGGATCGTCCGCTCGCTCTTGTTGGCGTGCCGCACCACGCCTGACGGCAGCGTCGAGGTGACGCGATCCCACGCCTCTTCGAGCAGCTTGTAGGTGGGTGCGAACCAGCCGACTGGTAGCCCGTCCAGGGCCGACTCGATCGCCAGGGTCACGCCCATGTCCGTCTTGCCCCAGCGGCGGCCGCAGTTGACCACGTTGAAGCGTGCGGCCTCGGCGAGGACTCGCTGCTGCTGCGGGTGCGGCGACGGGAGCTGGATCGTGCTAGCTGACACGGTTCGGCTCCCATCGGTTGACGTACTCGACTCGGACGGAGTGCTCGTGCCGCTCCGGCTCCTCGCGGTGCTCGTCCTTCTGGATCTGGTCCACGATCGTCTTGAGCGTGTTCACGCAGCCGCGGATCTGCCTGGCGTCGCCGGCTCGCATCGCCAGTGCGAGAGCGTGGTCGAGTGCCTTCGCGTACCGCTCGAGCTTCGCGTGGTCCACCTTCCAGCCGCGCGAGATCGCACCGCGGAGCCGCTTGCGGTCGCGGCCGTCGGTCATGTCGAGCGCGTACGGGCTCCCCTCCCTCGCGGCATCGCCGTTTTGAGGTCGATCGCCGTTCAGCACGCCACCGCCTCCGATTCTCGCGTGGCCTTCTCGCCGGTCAAGTTCTGCCAGCGTTCCACGATGACGTCACAGTATTCGGGCGCCAACTCCATCGACATGCAAGACCTATCCGTGGTCTCCGCTGCCATCAGAATCGCGCCAGACCCGCCGAATGGGTCCAGCACACATCCGTTTACCTTGCTGCTATTCCGTATCGGTACAGCACACAAGGCGACTGGCTTCTCAGTGGGATGGAGGTGATTGCGATCTCGACCACTGAGCCAGACGTCCGACTGCTTTCGGTCGCCATACCAGAATCTCGGGCCTCCTCCAGAACCTTTCCACCCGTGAAAGACCATCTCGTATTGCGAGTGATACCCGTTGTGCCTCAACACAAAAGAGTCCTTCACCCACACGATCGGGCGTGGACGCATTTCAAGATGGTGCGTGAACACGCGGTCCATCATGGCGAACTGATCCGTTCCACCGAAGACATATAACCGCGCATCATCGTCGATAACGTCCACCATGCACGCAATCGAGACTGGGACGCTTGCCTGCGTCAGATCCCCCTTGAGCCGTTTGCCTCCATGGTCCTGATATGCGACACCGTATGGAGGATCTGTGACGACTAGTTCTGGCCTGATGTCATGCAGCAGAGCGGCGTAGGATGCACGTTCGGTCGCATCAAAACAACCGAGCCGATGCCGTCCCAACGTCCATACGTCGCCCGGCTTCGTCACCGGGTCCGACGGCGGCTCCGGCACCTCGTCCTCCTCGATCGGCGGTGCCGTCTGCGCAAGCAGCGTGTCGATCTCCTTCTCCGTGAAGCCTGCCGCGAGCACCGCATCGAGATCCTCTGCACGCAGCGCGTCGAGTTGTGCAGCGAGTGCCGTGTCGTCCCACTCGGCGAACTCGGCGGTGCGGTTGTCTGCGATCGCGTAGGCGGTGCGATCGGCGCCGGCGAGCTTCGTCTTGACGACCGCGATCTTGTCCCATCCGAGTGAGCGTGCAGCCTCGAGCGTGCCGTTGCCGGCAACGACGACGCCGTCGGCATCGACGACGATCGGCTTCTGCTGGCCGAACCGCTTGAGGCTGGCGGCGATGTCGGACAGGTTCCGCTCAGGATGCGTGCGGACGTTCGCCGGGTCCGTGCTCAGGGTCGAGATGGCGACCTGCTCCGACCTCATCGCACCTTCCGCACCAGCCCACGCACGCCGGCGGCGTCCTGGAGCTTGCCGAGCTTGTCCGTGTCGATCGTGACCTTGCCGGTGGCCGACGGGCCTTCGACCT